CGCTCAATACCTTCAATTTTGTCGTTGGCTTTTTTGGATCGTGTTTCTTCAGTTGTATCAATCGCTGGTGCGTAAATATTATCTACATCACGATAAATACCTTGATCAATACGCTGTCTGAAAATATCTTCAGTAATGTCTTGAACTTCAGTTACACGAGCTGAAGTATAAAAGTTGGTTGTTGCGTAAGGCAACAGAATATTATCAATCGGAATCCATTCACAAGTAGGACGCTTGAGTTCATAATCAAAACGCCACTTCAAATACTGTGAACCACCCAAAGGTAACTGAGTGAGCATCTGCTCCATCTCGTCACGATACTCTTGAATTTGTTCTGTTAACTGCCAGTTCATAAAGTTAGCTTTACGCTCTGCAGTTTCGCCACGGTCTTTAGTATCTTCTCCACGGATGTGGGACTTTACAATCCCTTCAGGTGGAAGAAGTTCGCGAGTGGCTGATGCGGCAAAATCAACGCAAGATTCTGCCATAACGGGATGAACCACCTTAGAAGCACCATCAAAAGTAGCACCACCAGGAGCATCCTTACCAAGCCCAGTACGACGTAAGCCATCTTCATATTGCTTGTCTCTTTCTTTGCGAGCTTCCCGATCAACATCGATCAGATCTAAAAACTCAATGGCAAGCTCATTAAGCATCTGCTCATCAAATTCTTCCGCTAAGTTCGCATAGAACTCTGGATTTTTGATTGGTCCTTCGGTTGGCATGTAATTGATAATGACAGAGCCATCTTCTTGCTCAATTACATCCTCTTGTAAATTAATATCTGGATCAAGACCTAATGCATCTTCAAAGCTGTCAATTTCATTTTCTTCTTGACGACCTTGTTCCGCAGTTATGTCATGGTCTAATGAAGCGAGGTTTGCTCCCGATTGAATTGGAAGTTGTGGTGCTTTTGCCATTAATTATTTTCCAGATATATGTTTTTGAATAAGCACTTTGCTTATATCATGAAATGGTTTTACTGTACCACCTTTTTTAAACATGGCAGAACCTACTGTAGGTTGTGGCATGTTGGTATTACCAAGGAGGTTCACTGCATTTGTTGCGTTAGGATCCGCATCGCTTGCTTGTGGGGGTTGCATTATTTGTGAGACATGTTGCAACAATGGGGCATTTTGTGGATGGGTTGCTGCATAAGAACTATCATTCATACGCTGGTGATAATCCCAACCAGTCAATCCTGTTTCTTTACTTCTGCCCATGCCGTTCCATGCTACATCAAATGGGACATTATGTGCTTGAGCTCGTTGATGGGTTGCGTAAATTGCAGCGGGAAAACCAGCGGCATCATCGTAACCATAACTTTGCATTGTTTGATAAATTTTGTTTGCCATCTTGTTATTGGTGTCAAACTTATTATACCCTAAGTCTGAACGACCTTCTACCAAAAGCCTATTGACCATTTGCTCTGGTGTAAAGTCTGGCAAACCAAATTGATCTTTTGCGTCATTATACGCATTGACATAACGCGTAATTTTGTCTTTGTCAAAAGTGGTGGGAAGTGATTCAAGCTTTCCACTACCCGCAGCACGATACCCAGTAATAGGATTATCGGGTTTATAACGAGTAACTGCTTGTTTAAGTCCACCTTGAGCCCCTACTGCCAAAGCGGCTTGTTGCTGTGCTAATGGCGGTTGTCCTCCGCCAGCTAGGTGCGGAACACCAGCTTGCTCTAGGATCATCTCTTGCGGGGATTTAATTGGGGAGATCGTCATATCTATAACTACTTATGCAAAAATAAAGGGGTGTTCGCCCTAAACTGCATAGGGGTTATATCTTTTCTTTCTGAGCTCATCGTCAATGTATTCAAAGTCACGAGCGGGTAGGAAATCAAGCTGGATCCATCCAGAGTCACGCAAAACACGCAAGGCTTGTGACAAAGTATCCACATAGTCATCATGCCCCCCGCTTTCTGGGAACGAACACACTTGGCGTATGAATCGTTTTGCCCATGGTGCTACTTCGCCGGGTTTTTCTGGATCTTCGGGGATATACACTTTGCCCTTGGCAATCAAAGGTGCCACAATGTTTAATCGCTGCACCTTGTCCGCTTTGCCAGGATTGTAACCACGCACTGGAACACCAGCGCCTTGTAGTTCTTGGATTAAGCTAATACCAGCTGACTTATCTTCCATCAGAATTAGATCAGCCTTTCTGCCTTTACCAAAAGTATTATCGGCAGCATAGACCACTTCTTTAAAATCATCAATTACCTTGCGACGCAATTCTGGATACCCAAGGTGGGCATCCCATGCATCGAGCATAATGATTGCAGTACCAATGTCAGTCGATTCAAATACGCCCCAGACTGAGCAAGCAGTCGGGTCGTTAGCCGTTTTCTCTGAGGTAGCAGGATCGTAGCTGGCAATAAGGTATTCAATCGTGGGGCTGGGTTTTTCAGCTGGCCAAAGTTTAAACCAGCGACGCTTTACAATACCCGCATCTTCTGGATCTAGGATTGCACCGTAGATCTCTTGCTTACCTAAGTCAGTACCTTCGTATGTTTCCAACGCTTTAAAAAACGATGATGACAAATTGGCGCGGTTTTCATACGAGCTGGCATTGACCACATAGACATCGCCACCAACCTTGCCCTCATTCAGATCTACGATCAGTTCTCTGGGTTTGGGCGTGGTGGTGACAATCTGTTGCACGCGTGGTATGCGTGGATCGCGTAGACGCATGGTGAACTGGGCTTGATCCCATGCATCGTCAAGGTAGTCAAACGCGGCAAGCTCGTCATACCAGCCACCATGGAACTGTTTACCACGATAGCGTTCTGGTTCTGACGCTGGGATGCCTTGGATGATGGAACCGTTCTTGAGCGTAATTTCAAACAGCGATTTGTTATAAGTTTCAACTAACTCGTTGGGGATAATGTTTAAAAGGCCAGAGTCACCCTCAAAGCAAGTTGCCCGGATGTCATTGGAAGTAGGGGCTGTGACCAGCCAGCGCGTTCCATCGTAAATAGCCGCACGCTGTCCCACCCAGTTGGAAGCTGTGTAAGTCTTACCTGCGCCACGACCAGCAAGCATAAGCATGATGTCATATTCACCGTCCTCGGGTTCTCGTTGATGGGGTAGCGCTTGCAACTCCCACCGTACCCGCCATAGGGCTAAAGCCAACTGGTCTTTTGGCCAGTGGGCATTTTTCAGTGCAAAAGATGCAAGGATCTTTTCTTGTGTTTGGTTTAATGCCATATTGGTAAAAATCCTTGCCCCACTACAAACGGCACATCTGTTTCGATGTGCACTACGGGGCGCGGTGTTGTTTTCTCCACTTGGGTTATCATGCGGCGCTTATCGCCTTTAGTACGCTTAACTGGTTTTTGGTGAATATGTAACGGGATAGTGGTTGCAAAAGTTAACTGGTGGGTTAACGAGCTACTGTTGTTAAACACTTGGGTCTTCATGCCCAACGATTCACAGATCCCTTGCAACACCGTCAGAAACCGTATGTTGCGCGAGAAGATTAAAAAGCGATCTAACTGTGGATTGTAACATCCTGGTTTCATCGCAACAATTCCGCGAAGAAACTCAATACGCTGATCGATACTGCCAAAGGTGTATTCAATCGGTATCTTGGTCGGAACAGTTTGATACCGAGTTAGAAAGGTGATGTTGATTGATTGCTTAAAAGTTAGGCTGTTGCCTTTGCGTTCTGTAAACCAACCATGGGCGCGGATTTTCTTTTGCACATAGTCAATCCAATCGGGATCAAAATTAAATGTCACCTTCTTGCCCCACTTGGCTGCCCACAATCCAGCAATGAACGGGGGCACTGGATGGTCTTCAGTCGGGTACTGTAATGGCTTGGCATTTTCAATTGAGAATATATTCCAGCCCCGCCTATCCGTTAATCCCTTTTCTAGTAACTGGGTCGGGCTGTAATACTTCTGAATATAATGGCGTTTATATTTTCCTTTATGCCGAGATTCTCTTTGGCGGTTTTGCATAGTAAATGCTGGGAAGGTGGTGTGATTATCTACCTGCACATAAATGCCATCCTTTAACTGCACATCAAACATTTCTTTGGGGGTATATTGCTGGATGGTTTTAATGGGTACAGGATAACCATCCCAAGAATATACATAATCCTTAGTAGTTAATTGATGCGCCAATTTCCATCCCCCAACAATCGGGACTGGTGTATCACTTGCTATTGCCAAGGATTCTTTCCTTAATAATCCAATTATCAAGCCAGTGATTTATTGGGATGCGGATTTTGTTTTGAACCACATAGGGTAATTTACGCACATCTAAAAAATCATTTACTGCCAAACGGAATTTCAAATACTGTAAGGTTTCTTTATCAAATATCTCTGGTGGCACATCAACTGTCTCAAAAATATCTTTATCGCAGACCAGTACTCTGATACCGCCAATGTCCTTGTTTTCTTTCTCAAGGATGCCTTTGATTTGGTAAACGTATAGATTAGGCATGGACGGTCGCAGACTTTAGCACCCTAGGCAGCTTGCCAGCTTGCCGCCGTTTTTTCATCTTGGCCAGTTTGTCTCTGGCAATCGCCCGCTCCAGCGCTTCCTCAGTCAGCCACCTTTCGCCACGAAAACCGTTGGCAAGGATGTCAGATCGATAGTTGTAGAAATACATTCCCTGGTGAAAGTCACCTAGTTTGTATGGTCGATTGGTTTGTGGATTAATTCTCTTCATACATCTACTTATGCAAACTCTATACACTTCCTGCCCCAAATTGTTGTTTTTAGCCTAGTTCTATACACTCCGTGGCTCGGATAAGTTATTGATTCCAAAGGGAATTCCAGTTTAAAAGACAGGGTATCCATAGAAGACAGGGTCAAAACGCATATTACCCTATAACTTTATTTTATTTTTTTAAATTAAAAAATAAAAAATAACAAATTACTATGGATACCCTGTCTCCAAAATGCAAAAAACAGTCTTTTTCTGTTTGCAATCAATGGCTTACAGCGTGACAGGGTATGTATAGAACTATCCATAGTATGTATAGACATTGAGGGCGTTCATCCTAGTTCTATACAACTATTATGGTTTTTTACAAAAAAAATAAAAAATATACAGGAAATTTGAAAAAGCTTGGTCTTAGTGTGAGCCTCCCCGGCCCGGCCGTTAGGGAGTCAAACTTGGGGGTGTGGCGTCAAAACAACATACCCCCTTGGCATTTCAAAGAATTCTTATTGCAAATTGCCACACACCCAGCGCACCAAGTTGGTGCAGCCAGGTTAGTGAGTACTTACTAACTTGGTGCAATGCAACATATTGCAACGCAACAATTTGGCAAGTAAGTAAGCGCTCACTTACAATCCGGTAAGTTAGCAAGTACTAACTTGGTGCAACGCAACAAATTGCAATGCACCAAATTGGTGCGGCCAGCCAGGTTAGTGAGTACTAACTTGTTGCATTGCACAATTTACGCGTATGCGAGAGAGTGATAGGGGGATCGGCTAGATATTATGTAAAATGACAATGTTGCATTGCAACAATCTACCCCATAATGTTGCTGCAATACAACATTAGGGTTATCCCTAATTGACAAACTACGTTGCACCGGAATGGTGCATGGCCTTAGGGTAAACCCTAACTCTCAGATCAATCCATATTAAACGATTGTGATCGTGGTAATGCAAGTAGATCAACCCAATAGAAAACCGCTCCAATGCCCTATAAATGCCCTTAAAATGAATTGCCTATTTTTTAAGCAACCAGGTTAGGGTTTACCCTATTAGGGTTTTTAGTTTACTTTTTTCTTGCACAATCCAATAAAATTATAGTATTAGGTAAGTAATATCCTAATTAACTAATCACTAACGGAGGATGTATGCAACAAATTAATTATTTTTATGATAGAGATCAAGGAATTTATGAGTTATATCAAGGTGATACGCTATTAGTGGAATTGCCATATTGTGATCCTATGACAGATCAAGAGGCGGAAGAGCTATCAACAGAATTATTTGATCAATATATTAACGCTCAAGGAAATAATTATGCAACAAATCAAAACCATTAAACAAGCTTTGGAGATTGTCGGGGGTTTATCCGCTCCATCCAAAATGCCATGTTCTAGCTATTCAATATCCGCAAAGCGTTGCATTACGGGATCAAAGCTTGCAAAAATTGAGGGTACAGTTTGCCATAATTGTTATGCTCTTAAGGGCAATTATGTACGCTATGCCAAAACAATTGATACCGCTCATGAGCGGAGATATAACACTCTCACAAATCCACAATGGATTGAAGCAATGGTATTTATTATTAATAAGCAAAAAATGGAATATTTCCGTTGGCATGATAGCGGAGATTTACAATCATTCCAGCATTTACTTAATATTGTTGCAATTGCCGATAAATGCCCTAACACTAAATTTTGGATACCAACAAAAGAAAGTAATTTAGTAAAACAATTCCTAGATACTTTCGGAGCATTCCCCAGCAATTTGATTGTGAGAGTATCCGCAACAAAGCGGGATAGTAAACCCCCAAAATTCCCATTTACAAGTACAGTACATTTAGCAAATAGTGCAATGGGTACAGAATGCCCGAGCTATAAGCAAGGCGGAAAATGCTTAGATTGTCGCAATTGTTGGGATAAATCAATTCCCAATGTATCCTATAAATATCACTAATTGGAGGGTTTTAAAATGCAAGGTTATCAATTTATTTTAGATAATAAGGTTTATAGATTTAAGCTTAAAAAAACCGCTCGCATATATGCTTACCATTATGCTAAAAACAATGCTCAAATGATTGAGCTATTAAAATCAATTACCAAAATTAAATAATTAGTAATAACCCTAGATCCCCCAATATTGGGGGATTTTTTTTGACTATTTTTTTTGGCCGTGCTAAAAAACAACACACAGGGTAAACCCCTATTGACAATCAAAAGTGTTGTAGCCAAACAACACCGGGCTAAGGGTAAACCCTAACCCTCAGATCAATCCATATTGCACGATCGCAACCCCCCTAATGCACTTGTGAGCAAACCAATAAAAACCGCTCTATGATCGTTTTAGCGTGTTTTGGAGCATTTAGCAAAAATCTATCAAAGCCTGGAATTGATTGATTTTTTAAATATTAGGGTTTTTACCGATGTATTTGTACCCTTGACTCACTATTATAGATATAGGGCAATTGTGCCTATTTTACGGGAGCTAAAAAAATGGTAAATAGATCAATCAGTAGTATAGCTAGAGATATTAAGCGGGTTTGGGTTAAACCCTATTTCGGTGCTAAACCATATTTAGATGCAATGGAATATCTAGATAACATAAATGACTCTTACATTTATGACGATGCCCGCTCAGTAATAATGTATTTTCTAGCTAATGCCTCAACATTTAGAGGCAATGATGCCAAAGTATTAAAAGCAGAATTAAAAAACTTAATGAAGGGAGCATAAGCAATGAATAATTTTGATGCCGTTGGAATTGCAGAAGGTTTTATTGAGGCAGATAGTGAAGAGCAAGTATTAGAGGCATGGCAGTACTTGCATGACACTAGACTGGGTTACCAATTACAAGGATTTTTTGGTCGCACATTAAACCAATTAATTAATGAAGGATTAATAAATCCGTAGTATTGTTTTATATGCCATTCATTGAGTGGCATATAGGATCAATACTGATCATCTAACAAGGGAGTGAATTATGGCAAATTGGAAATATCAAATCAATTTATCGGATATTTTTGAGAATGTTGAAGATCAACCAGTAGAAGTTACTGGCATGGAAATTTATCAGCGTTTTTCAAAATTCATGGAAGATCATCCCGATTTATTTGAGGATGAGTTTTCTGTAGTCGATGCAATTGATGCATTAAAATATTGTGAGTCAGTCGAAGAGATTGATTATCAATTGATGGAAATTTATGATTTTGCAGATCAATATCGTATTTGGATTAATACTTGGGAGATAGCATGACTTTTCAAATTAAAGCTTTTAAATCTTGGCGTACCGAAGATGGTGGAGGTTATCAATTCAACCTATACTACAACGGCAAAAAATTTGCATGGGTACATAACGATGGCAATGGTGGATGTATTGATATTGAGTTTGCCGACTCACAATCAAAATGGAAAGAGTCACCATTCAAAACCATATGGGATAACCATGTCAAATCGTTAGGTAAATGGAAGTCTAAATTCGGTGCGATCAATGGCACAGAATGGTTTGAGCATGATGATGAAACTGCCATCGGTATTTTGGTCGAAGATTACGAGATGGCAAAGTATCGTAAGAAAGGCACATTGTTTAGACTTGTTACTGATAGCTCAACCAGTTTTAGAGTGTTGAATATTAAAGACATGGTCGAGGCAAACACTTGGCTAGAGAATAAGTTTGGTAAGGGTAGTTACGAGCTTGTTTAATGTTGCCTAGTAAAGCATTCTATGAGTGCTTTACTGGATCAATATTGATCAATAACAAGGGAGGGCATTATGCCAACATTCGAAGTGCGTATTAAAGAGCGTTGCATCCGCCATGCAGTCGAAGAAATTGAGGCTAAAGACTGGGAGCAAGCGGAAGAAATTGCCATGAAAATGTATTACGATGGCAAACTAGATTTTGAATATTCAACCGATGATTTAGTTATTGAAAGCGAGGAATTGACATTATGAAACAATTTGAATGTTTTTGGGGTGATGGGTATCGTGATGCTAGTAATAAATCTATTCTTGCTTACCACGATGAAGATTTTTTTAATGAAGATCGTGGGTATGAAGAAAATTGGATTGAACGCATCAAAGCATTAGAAATAGACGAAGTGTTTAGTCTAAATTGTGCAATGACTGGCGAACATTGGGTGCGGAGGATTGTATAAAACCTAGTAGGGTAAATCCTGGTTTTGTTGTGGTAGCACAACACTAGGGTTTATCCTAATATGTTTTTGTTGCAGTACCAGTAGGATCATAATTTTACAAGGGAGGTAGTTATGAAATTTAATTTAGTGGTAGAAATAGATGATGCTTATATCTGTGAGCATCTAAATGAGCATCCCAATATGACTCTTAATGAACTTGCGGGTCAAATTAATAATGCTTGTTACTTGGGTTTAGATTGCACCAATGCCATCATCATGCGACAGTTTGATTTTGGGGTTTGCGATACCTATGTCAAATCAGATTTAAGAAACAAACCTTGGGATTTATTGTGGGGAGATAATTTCCCTTCAGATAACGAATGCCCATTGGATGTAATCGATCACCATGCCAAAGCAAACAATGTCATCGCATCTGATGAGGTAGTGAGTTTTGCCAAAGCGATGTGGAATGAAGGTAACTTAACAGAGAAACTGTCATGAAAATCTACAGAGCGTGGTATGACTCTCGCAATTTCTCTTTTGAGGCATATGGTTTGACAGAGAGGGGGGCTAAGGCCTCCCTCATTAAGGGTTTGCGACTACATGGTAAGCAATACAATTGCGAACCTAGATGGTGGTACAAAGACGATGTGTGCGTAATGGAATGTCAATTAAACCAAGCTTACAGAGATCGGAGTGAAATATGATTACCAATAAATTAGATGACTTGTTTTTCTCCGTCAACGATATTTACACCCAATGGGATGAAGGTAGTATTGATTACGGAGAGGCAGTAGCAATTTTGACCAGAGTATGCAACCATTTTACAGAAGAGGAAAACAAAAATGAAACAGACTAACTACGAAAAGGCAGTAAAAATTTACGAACAAGGTGGCTATAGTGCCGTCTTTGATGCAGTCGAGGATGGTAGACTTAAAGCAGACAGTTTTAGAGACTGCATTCCATGCGAGATGCGTACTCCACACGAGGGCAGCACTTGCCTGGTTTGCGGGTCGGAATTCCGGTTACCCAAAAGCCTTGAGCATAAAATCCGATTTGACGATGTAGACTCGATGGTATTATGGTTAATCGAGAATGATGTAGATGGTGTACCAGTAACATTAACAATTCACTTGGGAGAAGAGCAATGAAAAAGAGTGCAGTTTGGTTTGGTCGCATGACTCATGGTCAGTTTGTTGTCGGGGGTGATGCTACCCCGATGGTAATCATTCATAGTATTGACCATGTGGAACCACGCATGACCGAAGAAGAGGCAGACGATTACATGATCGCCAATAATTATGACTCTTATCTTATGCCCGATACATTTTTGGGGGAAGTGGTTTACGATAACTCCCATGTAATTTTATTAGACAAGGAAAAGGAGGAAGTATGAAAACTGTCAAACTGTCATTAAAAGAACTGGTAGCGGTTCTTGATCCGTTACATACCAATGCGTATGATAGGATATTTCACGCTCTAGAAAAGAAAGCCATGCAAGAAGTTGGTGAAGAGAACTGGCTCAAGATTTGGAATAGTGATGAGTGGCAAGTAAATGCCGAATTAATTTTTGATGAAGAGGTGATGTATGATTAATTGGGAAGAGCAATTCGCTGAAGATTTTATTGACAAGCTGATCAACCCGCCAATGAAGTTTATTGTGACTGATTTGAATAGTGGTGTTGCTCATATTTGGGATGCCAAACAAATACTCGAAGAAGTCAATCGGGATCGCTCCGATGAGTGGGAAGATTACAATCAGCAAGATCTAGCTGATAACTGGGAAGAAGTTTGCGACAACATTGAGTATTTTCATATTAGGAAGGTGTAATCATGGGTAACGGATACGATGGATGGTTAGAGTCTAGCATACAAGATATGTACGATGATCAAGAAGAGCGTTCTGAGTACATTGCTTGGAAGGTCGAAGAAGTGATGAAAGAGGGTGAGGAGTTTTACCCTTTTGAACAAGGTAACTGGGCAGAGGCAATCTCTCAGATGGGCATGGAGGAAGAATTGCAAGACATCGACCCCAAAACTGCACCCATAGAATTGCGTGATAAGGTCGAGCAGTATTGGTTTGAGTGTGCAACCCATTGCGTGGAAAGAGATTACTAATGCGACTA